ATTGCAGTTAAAAACGCTGGAGCAATACACAAAGTTAATTTAATCGTTAATTTTAATATATAAAAGGAAATAATATGAGTGCAATAGTAGCAGATACAGTAAATAGTACATTAATATTTGCAGGAAGAACAATAACAGACACGCCAGAGGGCGATGTTTTTACAATCTCTTATGCCAACGATGTTTCAAGTCAAACACAAGGCTCAAATGGGGGAGTTGTAGCAAAATCAAGAGTTGATAAATTTGCAGCCACTTTGACAATTAGAGTTTTAAAATATACTGCTGATGATGCTTTTTTAAACAACTTAGTTAATTCAGATTTATCATTAAATCAAGGAAGCTTAAAGACTAACTTTACAAGAGATGGAATAGCTGGAACTGAAACTTATGATATTCAAAACGGTACAATTCAAACACGAGGTGATGGAACTGTAAACAATACAGATGGTGATGATATTGTAGAGTATGGTATTTTTGGCAATATGCCAAGAAGCGTATAATTATGAATAGCGAAGAGCTGGAAACGGCTCAATTTGATGCTCAGGCACAAATAAAAGCTATTTATGATGATGGAGTAGCTACAATTAATGGTAGAGATTATACTTTTACTGTTATGACTTTTGGAGAGCGTAGAAGTGTATTCGCTTATATGTCTAAGATTCAACATTTATTGACAGTTGGAAACTTTAGCTTTATAGATGATATTGAATTTAAAAAAGTTGAAACAATTATTTATAAAAGAGTAACTTTAAACGGCGATACATTACTCTCAAAAAATCCATTTGAAGAGTATGCAGAAGATTATATAATGTTTATTACTGTTGCTTTGGGGGTAATTAGTTACCCTTTCATAAGAGGCGAAACTGGAAAGTAGCAGGTTATCGCCGTAAGAATAATAAGAGTTTAATAGATTTTACAAATATAGATGATAGCAAATTCTTTTTATTATCCATAGCTAAAAGAGGATATGACTACTTTAAATTATTAGAGTTAGATGCTGATGAGATATTAGACATATCTGAATTTGAAGAGATAGCAGATGCGATAGAATCTGTAAGATATGAAGAAACGAAAGGTAACTAAATGGCTGTTGTAAATGAATTAGTAACAAAATTTACTTTTAAGGGAGGACTTAAACCTCTTAAAGACTTTCAAAAAGGCACTAGAGCTGCTGTCGTATCTTTAGGCAAATATGGATTGGCTTTAGGTGCTGCAACTTTAGCGGCTGGATTCTGGGCTAATAAAACACTACAAGGGGCTGAAACTCTTGTAAGACTAGCACAAAATACAGACTTATCTATAGCAAAACTTCAAGAACTACAGTATATAGCTCAACAGAATGGAGTTGAAGCTAATACTTTCGCTAGTAATATAGAATCGTTAGGCGAAAAAATAGGGGAAGCAGCTACTCAGGGAAATGAAGATTTTAATAGACTTGGAGTGTCAGTTAGAGACAGTGCAGGTAATATAAGAAGCACCTCTGAAGTCTTAGGTGACCTAACTAAAAGCTTCCAAGGATTAAGTAAGTCTGAACAGATAAGTTTTGCAGGAAAGTTAGGAATAGATAAAAACTTAATAAACTCTTTTAGTAAAACAGATGAAGAGCTTAATAAATTAAGGGAAACTGCTGCTAAATTTGCAATAACTAAAGAACAATCTAAGGAACTTGACAAATACTATGCAAGTACAAAGAATTTAGGAAGTGCATTTACTAGCGTTAGTAGACAAGTAGCCTTGCAATTCGCCCCATCAATGGGAGCTTTATCAGATAATATTACAGAATTTCTAGCAGATTTTGGCAAGGGTTTTGGTGCAGCTTTTGGGCAATTTTTTAAATTTATTGGCAATTTAATCGGTGGCTTTGATGATTTAATAAGTGCAACTATAGGATGGAAACCAATACTAGCAGCCTTTGGTGCAGCCTTGACTATAGCTTTTCCAATAATCCCTATAATCGCAGGTATAGGACTACTATTAGTGAGTATTGAAGATTTAATCGTAGGAATGAGAGGAGGAAAGTCTGTAATAGTAGATTTTTTTAAAGAAGCTTTCGATATTGATATTGTAGGGAAGATTGATAGATTTACAAACAGTTTCAGCTCACTAAAAGAGATGATTAAATCGGTGGCTATATTGTTTCGACCCTTACTCAAGTTAATAAACAATACGTTTAAGCCCTTGGAAAATATACCAGGTATCCCCAAAATATTTTCAGATTCAAATAAAGCATTGGATGGGTTAGATAGAGAATTAATCCCATCTTTGGGAAATAAAGGAAGTGTCCCTATGCCTTTACCATCTCAAAGAAATAATCAAAATAATAATACAAATAACAATATGACAAATAGCATCAATATTGAAGTTAGAAGCAACGACCCTCAAGCAGCAGGACTAGCTGTTAGTACAGCACTAAATAGGGAATTAGAAAATGCAAGTTTTAACTTTAGTAAAAATGGAGGTAGATAATGGCAACAGATTTTTCAGACTATAGAAGCCCTTTTAAAGCTTTCAAAGATACAATACTTTTAGAAAAAATTAAAGATGAAGAGCTTTCTCCTATAGGAATAGGTGCTTTTGTAATGTATGTATCACTTAATGAAACAGCATCTAAGACAGCTACAGTAACAAACAATCCAGTTGAAAGTGGAAGCTATTTAAACGACCATATAATAAAAAATCCAACAAGCATAAGTATAGAGGGCGAGGTTGCAGATGTATTTGTACAGACACAGCCACTATCGAGAACAGTCCAAACAACTTTTGCACCAATAGGGATTATTCAGGACTATTTACCTACTAGAACACAAACACAAATATCTAAGATCAATGGCTTAGTATCTTCAGGAGAAGATGTAATTGATAAAATCGACCTAGCTATAGAAAAAGGCGACCAGCTATATAATTTTTATAATGGAATAGATTCAGACAAACCAATTTCTGTTAAATTTTTAGAATACTTTGATACAATTTTTGAAAGTAGAAGTATAATATCTATTGAATGTATTGATAAAATATTTTTAGATATGGCAATAACTTCATTTACCACTTCTAAAATAAATCAAGGAAATTACTCTTTTACTATAACAGCACAGAAGATAGTTCAGGCGGAAACTAGAATTTTGCAGTTGGTTAAAAATGCAAGTGGGGATGCAACCTCACAAGGGGGAGCTATGTCGGACAAAGGCACTCAGCAAACAGAAGAGGTTGATGAAAGCCTTGCAAGTTTTATAAAAAGTGGTATTTCGTGAAAAAAATAACTTTAACAAACGAACCAAAACAAAAATTAAGTATTTTATTTGAAGATACAAGCATTATTATAGAATTTAGGTTTAATCCAACTATTGAGAGCTGGACAATGAATATAAATTTTAGAGATACTGTATTAGTTAATGGAAAAAAAATATCTTTAGGCTTTCCAATATTAAAAGAATTTAACAAGCCCTTTGACTTGGTATGTGTAGATAATAAGAATTTAGGAATTGACCCTTTCCGATTAAAAGATTTTTCAAGTGATAGAGTAAGCTTATACTTACTGAATAGGCTAGAAGTTGAAGAGCTAAGAGGGTATGATGTCTTTTAGATTTAATAGAAAATATAAGCTATTTGTTAGATTTAGTGAGACAGATGTTATTGAAATAACACCACCTTTAAACATCCAATTTCAAGCTAAAAAAACTATTATTAGTGATGTGAATGAGTTAAAAATAAACATATTTAATTTAAACGAAAACAAAAGAAATAAGCTGATCAAGGATAAATCACAAAGCAGTAGTAATGATAGATATTTACAGGTTCTTTTGCAAGTTGGATATGATGATTTAGTGGATGTATTTATAGGTAATATATACGAAGCTGGAAGCACTAAAAAAGGAACTGATTTTATAACTACTTTGACTTGCAAAGATGGTGGCTTTGATGTCAAAAACAGCTTTACGAGTAAAACAATCGCTGCGAGTATAAATAGGGTAGATGAATTATTAAAAGATATGCCAAACACTAAAAAAGGCAAGATTACTAAACAGCCAGTAGCGGTAAGACCAAAAGTTATGGTAGGTTCAACTTCTGATTTAATAGGCGAAACTTTAACAGGAGATGAAAGCTTTTTTATAGATAATGAACAGTTAAATATTATAAAAGATGATGAGTTAATATCTGATTTTGCAGTTGAAGTTAGTGAGGATACTGGATTACTAAACACCCCTCAAAAAATGGAAAGTTTTATTATTGCTGAAACATTAATGAATCCATCTATTAAATGTGGTGGACAAGTATTATTAATATCAAGTGTTACTGCACTAAATGAGTTGTATAGAGTTGATACAATAGAGTTTAAGGGTGACTATCGAGGCAATGACTGGGGACAAACTCTTTATTTGCGAAAATCTACAGGATTTAAGGTTTTATAATGAGTGAGAAATTACAATTAAATAGCTTAACAAATATAATAAGCAGTGCAATAAATCAAGCTTTATCAAATACACATACTTCAACTATTGCTAAAGTTACTAAGATTACAGGTGCTACAATATCTGTTAAACCAGTATTCAGAAGAGTGATCAACGATATAGATATTGAATTACCAGAATTTGCAGGAGTTCCAATATTTACTTTACAAGGTGGTTCAAATTATCGTATAATGCCAATAGCTGTAGGTGACTATGCTTTACTTATATTTAGTGAAAGATGTATTGATGACTGGCTAGTGGGTGGTTCAGACAATAAGAGACCACGAGAATTTAGAATGCACGATTATAGTGATGCTATTGCCATAGTGGGATTAAATAATGTTACAAATGCTATTAATATACCTGCAGGGTTTGAAGAGGTTAAAGGGAATATTGAACACACTGGTAATAATACTCAAACTGGAAATTATAATTTAACTGGAGATATGCAACATACAGGAAATAATACACAAACAGGAGATTTGGGTATAACTGGAGATATTGATGTTACTGGTAAAGTAGATATTTCTTTAGATATGACAGCCGCTAATGTAACTGCTACTGGAGCTTTATCAGGAGCAAGCATTACCATGGATGGAACAGATGGGGTTAGTGGAACATTTAACAGTCGTGGCAGGGGAACAGTTACCGTAACTGGTGGAATAATAACCAATATAACTTAAGGAAAATGATGAGTGTTAGAAAAATAGATAAAAACGGCGATTGGACTTTTGGACAAGGGTTAGGAAACTATATAAAAAATGATGATGAAATATCGCAAAATGTTATTACTAGATTAAAAAGTTTTAAAAACGATTATTTTTTAGATACAGAACAACATATTGATTGGATTAACGATTTAGGAAAAAAAAACAACGAAAACACAGTAATTGCAAATATTAGAAGAGTTGTATCTGAAACAGCTGGAATATTAAGGGTAAATAATGTATCTATTTCTAGTAATACCCACAGAAATGCTAATATAAATATAAATTTTGATACAATAAACAATACAAACATATTAAAAGAGATAGGAATCTGATGCCAGCATTAAAATTAGACCAAGATGGATTAACAATTAATGACCTAAATGATGTCTATGATTTTTTAGTAGTTGAATATAAGAAAATCTATGGCGAGGATATTATTCTTACTGGTGATACTCCAGACGGACAAGTTATAGCTATTTATAGCAAACTTAATGCTGATGCTCAAGCGAGTTTATTGGAGCTTTACAATTCTTTTGACCCAGACAACGCAGTAGGCTCACAATTAAATAAAATAATAAAGCTAAGCGGCTTGACAAGAAAAGCTGCCACAAAATCTACTGTAACAGTTGATATAACTGCTACAACAGCAGTTTCATTGGATGATGATTATTCGGTAGTTGATACTTTAGGACAAAGCTGGGTAATTCAAACAGCTCAAGAAATAACAGCAGGGACAACAGCCATAGATTTTTCATCTAACGAGTGGGGAAGTATCGCAGCAAATGCTGCTACTATCACAGAGCAAGGGACAATACTTACACAAATTACAGCAGTTAACAATCCTTTATCGGCTACGATTGGGGTGGATGAAGAGACAGATGAAGCACTAAGAATAAGAAGAAAACGCAGTTTAGAAAAGCCAGCCTTCTCAACAACTGGTTCTTTGTTGTCTGCATTATTAAATATTGAAAATGTAGTAGATGCAATTGTTTATGAGAATCAAACAAATGTATTTGATTCTGTTTTATCCTTAGCTGCACACTCTATTTGGTGTATAGTAGATGGTGGCTTGTCTACTGATATTATAGAGGCAATCGCTAAAGAAAAAACTGCAGGATGTGGATTAAAAGGCTCTATCGAGGGTGACTATACTGAAACTTTTGTAAGAGCAGACGGAACAAGTAGAGTACATATCCATCCAGTAGCTTACGATGTACCAACTTCTAGCAATATTTATATAAATGTAAATGTAACTCCCAAAGTTGTGGGTGGAACTATTGATACGGCTTTAATAAAAGACAAAATAGCTGAAAAACTATTGAATATTGCAGAAGATTTAATTATAACAGAATTATATAGTTATATATATCAAGCAGGTTCTAATTTCGTAGCTACAAATTTAACTGCGAGCTTAGACAATATAACTTATGTATCCGATGAATTAGCTGCAACTGCTGCGGAGCGACTTATAATAACAACTGCAAATATAACAGTGACTGTAGTTTAAAATATGTTTACTCAAAACTATTTAGATTTACTGATATTGCAATACAGCGACTCAATAAAAGCAAGTGATACTATTACAGCACTTACTTCAAAATTTGAAGCCCTTTACAATATAGTTTCTGTTTTTGATGATTCTTTTGATGTTGATAGTGCCGTAGGGGTGCAACTTGACACAGTAGGCAAGATAGTTGGGGTTTCAAGAATAGTTCCTTTTTCAGTAGCTAAA